CGAATCTACTTAAACCAAAACCTCAACTTCAACCCAAACCTCAACTTCAACCCAAACCTCAACTTCAACCCAAACCTCAACTTCAACCCAAACCTCAACTTCAACCCAAACCTCAATCCAAACGTCCATACTGACCCCTTGTGAAATCGCCGAGGGAAACATAAACCAATTGTAAAAATATATTGATCTATAATAGATCAATATATATCAAAAATACTAGTATTAACTTTTTTTGACGATGACTTGATTCCAGTTCCCGAATCAACAGGTGTCCGGTATATACGTAGATTTGAACGTTCAACTACACCGTGGGTCTGGTTGTCATGTTGATGCTGAGATCCCGGATGAACTTTGAAAGTAATTCCTCGATATTATCTTTATGTAAATTCCATTTGTTGAGGATGAATGATTTTTGGGTTTATTTTGATTTTACCAATCAAATTCATAATTTCTGGTTGATAATTCGAGCACTTGGTATTTCCAACCATTCTTCTGATTTAGGCAGTCTTGATAAATTTGCATGAAAAAGACGTTCATATTCGAGCATAAATTCATTTTCATTTGTTATGTGTGGTAATGCAGCAATTCGTTCTAAATATGAGGGTACATCTCCTGTTTCTTCCATCAACAATGTTGATTGATATTCATATGATTGACAAAGGAAATCCCGATAAGTCAAAGTCTTATTGGTAGGGTCTTTTAATCTTATAATCGTCATTATATGACCCCCTAATGTACCGATATCAAATTGTATTACTATGGCTGCACGATCTCGATGTAGATCTTGTTTGATTTCAGTAGCCAATTCCAACAAATCCGGTTCACATGATTTATCATAATAGTCTTCTATGGAGCATCTAATGGGTAAATCCTCTAATTCATCGAATCCCCTATTTTTTCTCACTGTTTCTAGACAGGCTAATGTCGAATACAAACATTTAATTTCCGGAGATTTGAGAAATCTCTCCATGGATTCTCTGTAGATATTTCTAACCCAAACTGGTAAAATACACATCAAAGTAGGTACCTTTTCACCCATCACGCATAAATATTCATGTGATGGATTTTTTGAGTAAAATTCGACATAATTTAGAATAGGTCCATATTGGAACCATATCTCCTTCAGCAGTTCTAAATAAGTAAGTGACTCCTGATTTTCGATATGTGCATCATGAATGGCAATATGTCGTATGAGTTTTTCGGGAATACCCTCGAATTGTTCATCACCCGGATATTTGGTCTTATCTATATCGGGACCGCTACCTATATGTGTAAATATACCACCGTACCTTTCTGATACACTCAAAATTTTGGCTTCTCTAGATCTGGCAAATTTGAGGAAATCTGATCCCTCCTCCGGATGTACTACTTCGGACGAAGTAGTGGGCCATTCATATATTCGTTGTTCTCCTTTACCAGGGTAAAAATCAATTATATAATTAACATGTTCAGCATGCTTAACTTTCCATTTTTTATCGACATATACAATAGCATTGTCTATATCTGGAAATGACATTGGATGGATATAAATGATATTATGACCTATTAGGTACACAATATATGAACTCTTAACATCATATAATGATATATCGATAATACTACCATTAACCAGAGTATCCGACATTTCGTATATTTCAATATAATGAAATATTATATATTTCAATCATTTGATTGAAATATATAAATCCTTATTCACATAAACGATTTTGGATCTCATAAACGTTATCAGTGACCCGAAATGCGGGTGTACCAAGGACTTGTTGGAATACCCGAATGGACCAGATCCTATGATTATCCTCGGGTGTGATTCTAATAATTTGATTAAAAGAAGACATTGCCCCATCAACCATCAATGGTATGACTTGAATCAACCCATCTACATCTGACTGACCAGTCGCATTTATTGGATTCACATTGGTATGTGCATTATTATTTTCACCATAAATACGGAAGATTCTCCCTGTCATTTGTTCAGTCTTTACCAATCTAGGGACTGATTCGAAAAGATCAGTCATATTGTAAAGTCTTCCAGTGGATCCACCTCTATGACTACTCTGAGTCCACAACCAAACACCGTTAAGGGAAGTACTGACATGAACAATGTTGTTGGACGCCCAACGAACGGGAATCCAGTCCAAACGACGAATAGAACCTCCAGTCACAGTTGTCATACTACGACTGTCCAACTGATACATAACACCATTACTAGTTGCACCTATAACAGTTGAACCGAGCATAAAGAGGCGGTCTGGTTGAATATTACTTGAAATGGACATAATATTTTCATTAAAGTCTTGCATTATGGTTCCATTCTCGAGTAAAATCCAGACGGTTGATCCCAGTGGACCTTTTCCGTCAATTTGCAATAAAGTAGTCAATTCCAAGACATCAAGGATTTTATGTTCACCAAATTGATATTTCTTAATTCCATTCAAAATAACCGAGGAACCACTACAAAGTTTACCCCGTGGACAAAGCCTACCATGAGAATGTCTATCCTGACAATCACAGTTTTGAGCATCCGAATATTCTGGTAGAGGGTCTTGATCATAAACACCGTCTAGACCTCCAACACTAACTGAATTACTAGTAGGGGCGAGCAGGTTCATCATCTCGGCTGTAATACAAATATTATCGACACATTCGATTGCTTTTGGACCACAATCTTTAGTCACGTTACAGAATTCACCCACATCGGCCTTACAATTTCCATTTATACAGGTAGTACCAGCAACACATAACCTTGAACTACTACATGGTTGGTTCAATGGGATATCTTTCTTAATCCATGGTCTTGCAATAATCAATGCAATGGCAATAATAATACCTACCAATACTATTATTGCTAATATAACGGCTAACCATTCGTACATAGTGTGGGGATATGTTTTTTGTCTGAAATGAATTTAATTCTGTTTGTGCGAAGTTTAATATATTCGGTGGTTTTGTGATAACTTATCTTTTTTAATCAAATATATAGTTACCACTATATAAAAAATACCTGTAAAATTTAATTACACGGAGGAAAGAATTGACTGGAAAAATGATTCTTTTTTGTTTGAAAAAAGAAGTTTACTCAAGTATACATATTTTATTATGTATAAACCAGACGAATATGATAATAGCCTGATTTTACAACTCCTCAAGGTGAAAAAGACACTGACCCAATTGTTGAGTGATCGTGGTTATAATACAAAAAATGATGAATGGTTGCTGGGAGACTCTACCAAAATCCAAGATTTTATCGACCACTATGATGGCATAACTCAAAGCAGTATCAAAACCTTCAAAGAAGCTTTGTCAGCCACTTATGACAAAGATGACGATCTTACTGATAAAAACCGATTGAGGGTGTTTTTCCCAGAAACACCCATATCGGGTGGAACAAAAAGTGCTATTGGGAAAAATAGCATTGAACGAATTTTGAAACATATGACCGATGATAAAATCAGTAAAGTCATCATCGTTACAGAGACCCATTTATCTCCACAAGCGGCAGGACAACTTAACAACTACCCTGCATGGTCATTGGAACATTTTATGTATAAAGAAATGACATACAATTTGACCAAACATTTCCTAACACCGAAACACCGTCTGATGTCGTTGCCTGAAATAACCAAATTTTTGGATGATAACGAACAAGACATCAACAATTTACCAGTTATGTCATATCAAGATCCGATATCTAGATACTATGGTTCCAAGCCGGGTGATATTTTTGAGATAGAACGATTCGACATATCAGGTTCTTCGATGGTCTCTGATTCGGTTGCACATCGAGTTGTTAGGGAAATACCAATTGAAATGCCAGTTCAAAGGAAAATGAAGTGATTTCAATATAAAATTATTTAGGTTGATTAATCAACCTAAATCACGTGTCCATTCAGGTAGGATTGTCCTGAATTACAATGACTGGTTGTGGATTATTTAGATATTTAAATTTAGAGTGAACATCCGATGTGGTATTAGATGTGGTATTAGATGTGGTATTAGATGTGGTATTAGATGTGGTATTAGACTGATATTGCATAGTCCATCTACGTTGATTGCTTTGTGCCTGAGTTACCGCTGTATCAGACATATTTTTATTTATTTTCATTGGAGACAATCGGTTGGTCTCATCCCATGAATTAGGAATAGAATAGTCACATTTACTAGTTAATGGGACATATATTGGAGTTGGTATATTGCAGGTGGGAAGAATCGGAATAGGTATAGATGATGTTGCGTTCCTACCTCCATCTCTAAGTTCATCTCTAATCCCATTTCTAAAATTTATAGGTGGATCCCATTCAAATAAATACTGATCTGCTAAACTCTTGCTCCACCAATCACCGTGATTGGTCAATGATAAGATCAGAGGATGTGTGGTTGGTTCATATGTGACATTGTCGTCATATCTTTTAATTATTTTATCCAGCATCACAGTGTCTGTGATCCCTCTATTATTACCACGTTTCTTATATCCAACCCTTACAACAACAAACACGTCACCAGATTCTGACAATTTGTCGGATCTGCAGAGGAGACATCCAATAATTGGTTTAGGAATAATCTTATGTGAATCCTTAATGGTATAAATTTGTTTGTCGCATCTCTGTATCTTGATTCTATCAGTAGGTTTTGAATCCATTTTTTTTAGATATAAAAGGAATGAGACAAATTGAATGAAATAAATTGGGTTTGACGGAATTTAGACTCTAAAAAGAAAACAGACTAATTAAGCCAAAGTTTCTTTTAACATCCTAGAAATCAAATGTGGATATCATCATTATTCTCCAAATGTTCCATATATGATTAATTCAATTCATATATGGAACATATCATATACATTCTAATTAGAATGTATATGTTTTTTTATTTAATACATTAAGCGTTCAGTTGTATCAAGGACTGCCCCAAATAATATCGACGGATCATATCCTTCTAACCCTACTTTTCGATTGACTTCGATCAAATAAACCAAGAATTTCTGATTGACGATGAAATCATAACCAAATATTTCGAATCCATGATCTGATTCATTATAAGTCCCTGGATTAAATGACTCAACCGTATCTTTGACAATTACATTAATTTGACCATTGATCATGTCTGTTTTCTCTTGACCAAATCTTTCAACTAAATCTTTATTCCCCCCCGTATGTCCGTGGGAAACGAAATGGGTGTCATGAATACCTTTATTATCATATTGACTGTTCTGATATGGGAGTATGGCCGGATATATTTCATTCAATTCATTCAAAATGATATATTTTTTGTCGGTGGCAACGATGACTAAGACACGAATATGGAACTTCTTTGCACCAGCCAGAATATTTAAGGGTTTATTCTTATATTCAACCGTTGAGGAATCGGTTTTATATAGAAGGGGGTTTGTCAAATACTTGGCAATAACATAGTTATTTGCTGGATTAATAGCTCTTTTCAAATGATCGAAACTAGTCACCACAGAAATTCCCTTACCCGAATAGAATCCCACTCCAACCGGTTTTACAATCCAGACTGGATATCCGTCAAAAAGATTTGTATATCTATTTGGGTCATCACCTTTAGCCAAGAAGTACTGTTCCAACATATGACGGCCATTCAGAGTCTGATATAGTTTATTCTTATCAACAATCGCTTCTTTACTATCATACAATGTACTTTTAACATAGTTTTTGCCCTTATATGTGTTATTTCTATATCCGTGTTTGCTGTCTTCATATACTAAACCTATTTTATCGTCATTCGTCGTAGCTGGATGCCATCCCCTCGATGTAAAAACATGTTCATAGCTAATTTGACCAGGACCCTTACCAAACCATTCAGAACTAACATGGTATGTTTTATTT